ATCCCCAAGAGTAGATAACCAATCCACACCGGAAACACAATTAAACACAATCCAAGGACTAATGCGCCCGGTACTGATATGATGGCAAATCCTATTAGCATTACCATACCGAAAATAGTCTTGGAACCCCGCAAGTCCCGAACCGTTGCTTGCATAATCTTCCATGGTTTTAAGAGCACGTTCAAGAGCATCCTGTACTGCCTCCTTCTTTAAGTATTCACGCATCCATTCATCATAAAAAACATCTTTTGTCCAGTAGTCTAGTTTCTTGTTATTTTTCAATAACCAAGTTGTGTAATTTTGTATGTTGAGGCATTTGATGTTAACACAATGCCTGCCAAATTTTACAAATGCCTTGTAGTATGGACTGGTTATAAAGTCTGCATAACTTTTGTTTTTTGCACTGCCCTGTGTTGTTTCGAAAAACTGCAAGTAAGCTCTAAGTCCAAACTGCACACCTGTTTCTTTTTCCTGTTGCCATCGTCGCTTGGGCTCACAGAGATGTGCCGCAAGTGTTGATTCCTTGCGATAACTCTTACTACAGTACTTACAGGTGTAACTCATGTTTCCTTATATGTGTTTCCAAGTAGTTGTTTATCCATTCGTGTGCGCCTGCCTCACGGTGTCGCATTTCTGCTTCTATGTGTTCTTCGTCGGACATGTATGGCACTCCTGCTCTGTGTTGCTCGCGTACAGCACACCATGTAAAATCATTTACTATGTTTTTATTACCTTTTAGTAATTTTATTCTATTAGGTGCTTTTATCAATGTATCGGGCCACCAAATGTCTGCTTGTTGATATATTATACAGTTATGTCCTCGATGTGTCAAACTATCGATCATTGCTAACATTTGGTACATTAAATTTTCTACTCTATCTACTAGAGATAGTTTTTCATACCGTTCTCTAAACAAGATCCACTGTTTGGTTTCCCAGTCGTTCCATTCTGCTACCCATCTATTCTTACCAAAATGTTGATTTTGTGGGTTGGTCCAAGCACCTTCCCATACTTCTTGTTTGGTATGTCTATCTGTGTAGTGGCAAATGGGTAGTTCTTCCCTGCTTATAAAAGTAAACCCTATTACATATAGAGTCTTGTGCGGTGTTTCGTGACTGTGTTTGAGTGTTGTTCTAATGATCCGACTATTAGCACTTCCTGTTATGCTAATGTCATGCGGTGTTAAGTTAAATCTCTTTGCCAGATCAATATGACCGTTGCCTTGAGTATATGACGCCATGTAACTGCATCCGTTAGTAACTAGTTCAGTAATCACTTGAGTGCGTCTCTGATCTTCTTGTCTTCCCAGCCGTTCAACTTTGCTAGTTCTTTAAGTTCTTTCTTGTCGCTAATTTCTGCTAGTGTTTGCAAGTCTTCATCTGTGTAGTCTGGATAAAAGTTGCGCAAGAACTTAACCACCTTGTTGTTGTTAACACGTTTCTTTTGTTTGATCCATTCATGCCTGTGTGTGCCCATACCTGGACTTACAGTTGTTGCCAACAACCATTGCAGTTCTGGGTACTTGCTTAAATCAAACCAATTTTTGTTTAATCGTTCATTGCAACTCATCAGATAGTATCCCTGCAATTCAGCACTGCCGCCTACTGCACTGCCCCAACGGATCATTAAGAAGTTGCTGAACTTTTTGCGTTCCTCATCGGTGAGTTCGCTATAGAATGATCTGTTCTTCTGATCAAACTGTTTCATTTCATAAAATATGTCTAGTTTATTCATACTGGATGATGCATTGTTGGTCCGTCGTCGTCTTTCTTACTAAGTTCATACAGTACTTTAGCACGTTCTAGTGCTTCTTGCAAGGCGGGATTGCCCTTTGCGGCAGTTACAATTTTATGCCAATAGTGTGATTCTTGTATCCAGTTGTCAACTGGGTATGTTCCTATTAATACTCTTTCACTGTGTGATTTGCCAACAGGCCTACCCCAAATATTACCATATGTGTCGTTTTCGTAAATGTACTTGGTGCCTGTTTCTACTGTTTCCCATTCAATTTGATCTTTTGGATCCATCTATGTATTTCCTTGCAGGTTCTGTAACTATGTATCTACCAGTTAGCCTATCCTGGAAGCCCTCAATGACTTCACGATGCAGGGGTAGATCTTCTAGCCCATAGTCAGGCGATGTACATTCGTAGTTGGTGTTGAACGTACTAGCAAAATAAATTTGCGGTATGTCAATGTCTTTAACACACTCATGCACAAACTTGTGGTGTAGGTGTCCATAATCACCATCTTCATTATGTGTCAGTATTAGTCTATAGCCACGTGCCAGGTACTGTATCTTTGCTTTTGCTTCTTTGCCATCGAATCCCAACTCGCCACGCTCTACATAACTGTAGTCATCACGGTTGCCCAGGAAATACGTATCAATGTTGTGCTTGCGCCAAAATGATCTTACTTCCCGTGCTCTGTCATCCTTGTCAAAGTAGGTTAGGTATATTATATCCCATTTGAATTCGGGATGAATATGCAGGAACGGATATCCAAATATAATGCAATCATCTGGATGTGCTACCAGCAGTAGTGCTCTACCAGCACTTGGAGTAGTCAACGATTTCACTCTGTCTTGAGATATCTTTAACAAAATATGCACACCTTGGCTTTTTTACATTAGTATCTAAGGGTATAGCAAGTAATTGTCCCGGACGTAATTTAGGGAAATACCATTTTACATCTTGGTATATGTCAGCTATTTCTATAGGAGCAAAACTTGGTCTGTAATCGGTTAACGGATTAAAAATATAAGTGTTGAATCCTCTATCATTAATACTTGTCAACGGAACTACTTCTAGGTCTCCTACGTCCGCTTCTCCGATCAGTACATGCCAATCCACAGGCATTTTAATCTGGGCGTCACCTATACGCAATACCAGTGCCGGGCTATTAAATGATTCAAGGAAGATCAAAGGAATGTAAAAGTAATCAGGATTACGAGGGTCGCTATTGTCTAGCACCGCAAAACGCATATCGTCTACTTCGTCAGGTATCTCATTTAGTTCATATGCTACATTATCAAGTGTTAGTATTCTCATTAGTAAGTTAATCTCCAGTTCTGAAAGCTATGGTCGTACCATATTTTTATATCGGCGTGGGGTTGTTTGGGGAAGTTTTTGTTTCTCACCCTAATTAGGACTGTTTTTGCAGGACTGCCCCATATAGTGTCTTCGACACTCATGTAAATATCATCTATCATTCTTGCTCGCCATTTTACTATTATAACAAAATTCTCATATTTACAAAAGGATGGTAAGTTTTCCTTTGGTATAGTAAAGGCAACATGATCAACACTGGTATTGGCATCGTTAAGGTCAACCACAAATGGCTCATGTTGGTATTCACAATCAAACTTTAAATCAATACCATCTGCTTTAAAGTGAGGCAATTGCTGAAACAGATTGTTTATCATGTTGAATCTGTATAGTGTACTATCCGCGGGATGTTTTTCCTGGAATGAGTGGTTAATTGTTTTTTCGTATGCGTGGTCGATCTCAATGTCAGGTTGAAATTCAAAGGCTTCTGACTCGGCGTAGACTAAAGGTAGTATAGGATGGTTCTTGTAAATCTCTGCTGTTACTTCAATCTTTCCTGGAATAAAAGTTCCGCCCCACTGTTTAGCATGCTTGGACAGGTCAACAATATTCTCGTTAAAGATAGGATTGCCAATGGTCTCTGAAATAAAATAATCTATGTCGTCTGGAATATCCAATCTGTTACAACGTAAGAAGTTTTTGTTAATTACCTGTATGTTTGTAATACCAAGTTTACTGATCATGTCTCTGGCATACTCTGCTCGACCTGGATCCATTTCGATGCTGTAAACTTTCTTTGCTCCGGCCTTGGCGGCTAGAATACTTAACAGTCCTGTGCCTGTACCTATGTCACACATGACACTGCCTGGTGCTACACGTTCTATCGCGGCTTTGTATGCAATATTACGTCCAGTATCATTGATCATTGGCATGTAAATACCGTTGTTTTTGAACCAATCAAAGTCGTCTGACGATTGTGTCAACGTATTGTCAGTCATTTATGGTAAACCTGTTCCTTATAATGTCCGCATACCTATCTGCTAGATATTCTTGACTTTGTTCTGCACCATGGTATCCTGGGTCTTCACCCGAGAACGGATATTCATTGGTTGCATACGCTGGCGTGTCTTCAAACTTGAGTGTAAAGTGTTGATCTGGTATCGAAGTAGGAAAGTGATCTCTAACCATGTCACTGGTCCATATATTACATGCCACCAACAAGAAAGGGATCTTGTAATAGTGTAACTGCATGATGCCATCACGTATGATCCACCTGTCTTGTTGTAGTTTCCAGTTACTGTCGTACATGAAGTTAATGTATTGTCTTACTGCCTGGTTTGTATTCTTGTCTAACTGCTGACTACGGTAATGATGATCATAGTTTTCTGCTAAACTAAAAATAGTTTCTGATATCATTCTGTAGTTGTTGTTACCCCAGTTGATATTGTTAACTCCTGCCGCTGGATCATAACCTGTGCCGTGATCAGTTTGCAGGTGTTGCTGTAGGTCACTGTTCCACCCTTTGTTTTCATTCTTAGGTGCTACATAAGGGGCGGCACCTCCTGGTATTTCCATCCTGTCAGCGAACGTGGGTGCTACTATAGCAAAGTCTGGCTTTTGGCGTAGTATCTCATCTACCATTACACGTATGCCGCCATTGCTCATGCCTTGACGTGCCAGGTGTACCAAATCCCAATCCAGCTTGGCCGCTAGTTTTTCACCCCAGCTGGTTCCTAGTAGTGCAGGGTCTGTACTGGGCGCACTGAAACTGCACCCTGTGATCATTAGTTTTTTTCTTATTGCCATTCTGTTTTCTCCACGGCAAACGGATAGTTTGCATCTCGATAAAATGCTTTACGTTTAGTCAGGTGTCTTTTTGCGAACTTGCAGGTACTGGTTATGTCCCAGATCTGTACGAAGTCTTTGTCTTGGGCTTTACGAATACCCCTACCAATTGACTGGATAACCCGTACAAAACTTTTACCAGGCTCAATGAGAACCAGATTAAAAATACGGGGAATGTTAATGCCAACACTAGCAACGCCATAGGTGGCGATGATGATCTTACCTTCTGCCTCTGCCACTTCGTCATAATGTTCTTTTCGCTCCAATGCTTTGGTTGCACCTGACACAAATACACTACCGGGCAAGCGTGAGTGTAGTTCTTTGCCTGAGTTTATTCTGTCTACTAGAATAAGTGTATTACCTGTGTCTGTAATTTTACTTATCATTTCTGAAATGTAGTCTAAACGATCGCTGTTCTCCAGCAGATACTTTAACTCACTTTGGTAGTTGGTGTATTCAGTATGGTCGACTAACTGTACAACATTAACATGGCACATAGCCAGGTGTCCTGCTTCCTGTAGTTCACGTGCGCTTAGTTGTCCAATAACAGGTCCCAAGTTGCAGAATATACTCATGAATTCAAACTGCTCTTTGGGTATTGTGCCGGTTAGTCCCCAACGGATTGGGATACATCCCATAGGTCCACTCAGCAGTGTTTTAAGTGCGTCTGCTTTAGCACCGTGTACTTCATCAACAATAACACCAACAACACCTTCTAAGAACTCGCCTATAGTAATATCTGCTTCTGCGTTCCTAGTTTGTTTAAGCATGTTGTTGAGGCTTTGCCAAGTACATATTGTGTGCAGCCGACCAAACTCTTTTCTATCGCCATAGTAAACACCAACGTCCAGGTCCAAGTTAACAAAGTCTTCTTCTGTCTGTGTAACCAAGCTCTTGTTGGGCACGATAATAATAGTGCGGCCGTACTCACCAACCTTGTCAGCAAGTGCCGCAGTCATAATAGTTTTACCTGCGCCTGTTGCTACTTCTTGTACGCACTGGGGGTTCTTTAAGAAGCCGTTAATCAATTCAACTTGGTAGTCCCTGAGTTCTATTGGTTCACCAACCTTGGGATGATTCTTGGGCCATACTTTGTGTGAGTAACTTTGTTCATTTACTTCTGTAAAGTCAAAGTTAGTTCTGTAGTCTCTGAGGTCTTCTACTTCAAGATCGTAACCTTGTTCATCTAGATACGGAAGTATCTCTGGTAATATATTAATGTAGGTGCTACCGCCAAGATTAAAGAATGGCACTTTACCATCCCAGCGTCCTAGTCTGACTGCTGGTTGATAACGTGCGCCAGGAACATCAAACTTATACTTGCGCACCAATGCCGTCCTGGTACCAAGTTCTAGTCCTTCGATCTTTACATTAACTTCATCTTTAATTATTAACTTGGCTTTCAATCTATTTTCCTTTGTATGTATTGTACACTTCTGTAGCAAAGAACACAACCTTTTCTGCACGTTGCAACAATAAAGTTTTTTCTGCACCATGCATCATGCCAGCACTGGTTACTAACAAAGGAATATCCTGTGGCCAGTGTGAACGATATTTGGTAAAGTACACAACCTTTTTGTCTGTTGTGTCGATAGGTTCATTGTTACGTGGTGCAAATAATACCTCATCTTCGTTAAAATAACCTAACACAAACTTATCGCGTAGTCTGTTACTAAGGTCTGGTTCGTATACATAAACTGGTAATCTTTCTGTAACCTGTGCATAGACAAATAGTGCATCCAGCACTTCTTTGTTGGCATCTGGGTTGTAGTTTACATGATTACCTTTTAGTAGGTTAAACAAGCGTGTGCTTTCAAACTTTTTCAAGAACAAGTCTTCAACTTGCTGACTCACTAAGAAATAGCACACACCAGCCAGATCGATAACTTTTATTAAGTTGTTGATAGTTATGTCTCCTGCTTTCTTGGTCACAAATTCTAACAGCGATGCAGGGGCATTACGAATAACCAACTGAGTGTCCACAACATCCAACTGTACGTGTTGTGGTTTAGTCTGCGTTATCTTTTTCTCAATATCAAACAGTTGTGAGTCAATTTCAAAATCATGATGCCTCGCAATAAACATTGTAGCGGCTAAGTTGGGCTCTGTTAGTGCTATGCGCCACTGTTTGGTTTCTTCATTATGAAAACGCCAACTACCGCAACTGATCTTAGTAGCATCTCTAACCATGTCAACAATCTTAGGTTCAAAAGAAAACTGTAGTACTATTTGGTCTTGCTCTAGCCACATCATTCGTCTGCGATCAATTGTACGCAAAGGCTTTCTGTACTGGGGATTTTCAACAGGAGCAACGTCTACTCTTTTTGCCTCCAATTGTCGTTTGTATTTTAAAATCAGTTTGCAAGCCAGTTCGGCCTGCTTGTCTGTTAACCCTTGTCCCCCGCGGACACTTGTGGCCATGCTGTTAATTACTCTAACATCATACCTAGCCAAACTGATTATGGGCTCTATCTTCCCGAACATACCGTAGTACTTGTTGGTTACCGGATCCCTGTCACCATTTATAATTTCTAAGTAATCTTCAACGTAGGTAAATTTTTGCATGTTAGATATAAGTATACACTAGTATTAGAAGAAGTCAAAAAAAGACCTACCGGATTATTACATCCGATAGGCCCAAGGGAACCGACATAAAAGGAGCTAACAAAAATGTCGGTTTACTGCTCGTTAAGCACTCTTCATACAAGTTGACTCTGTCATTGCTTTCCAGTTACCCGGGAAGCTCTTGTATAATTGTGCAATCTTAATCGCCATACGCAAACTCATTTCACGTAATCTGCTCTTGTTAGTATCCATAAACTCAATAATATCATCTTGTCCACATTGTTCAATATCCATCTCAGCAAACAATGCACCACTCTTAGCAATCTGTTTGATACGCAATATTTTATCACGCATACTGTCCAGTGTAAGATCCAAGTAGTGACATCGTGACTGCAATGCATCCAAGTGATCACGTAGTTTCTGTGAGCGTACCTTGTCAAACTTCAAATTGGTGATAAAAATCACACTGCCTTTGAAATAGAACGAGTCGGGTATGCCTTCGCTACGCAATACTCTGGATTCTGCTAACCAACTTATCTTGCGTTTCTTACCTGAGTCCAACGCACCCTTGAGCAAGTTAAGAGAAACGTCATCCAGTAGGATTGAGTCACAGTCATCAAACACAACCAAACAGTTCTTATCCGAATACTTGTAAAGTGTTTGGTATAAGCCAATTGGTGTTGCGGCACCTTTAACCACTTCTGCTCGTAGCCTGCGTCCTGCAATCTGATCAAACAGTGTAGCCTTTTCAATCTCTTTCTCCACACCGTAACTCTTACCAACTCCTGGAGGGCCGCTAACGATCATTGCTGTAATCTCGTTTTGTGTTGCGGCTTTGGTCATGTCCTCTAGTATTTGAAAACGCTGAGCAATCTGTTCAATACGTTCTGCGTCACCTACATTAGCATTTGGATCTGCTTCAGCCTGTGTAACCAATTGCTGTACTGCTGTGTCTGAGTCAGTTGTGAACTCGTAGTCAGCCACACTGCTTAATTTAATACGAAGTTTTTCTGGGCACCCAGGAAACTGGTTACCATTTTCTACTGTTACGAATCCACCGTTGGTGCCAGGTTGGAACTGTTTTACTAGTTGGAAGGTCTTTCCACTGACATCCATATTGCGATATGAACCGTTTTTAATTTTTATATACGCTGTAGACATATATTGCTCCTTTGAAAATTATAAAATTAACAGTTGTTTTCTTATTATATGTGTATTATAGACTCGTTTGGTCCTTCTGTCAACCTTTTTAATGTACCATTTCCCTCACATCCACATCACACTCAACTACCCAATCGTTAAATTGGGTAAACTTATTAACTTCTACACCTAAACCAACTGCTTCATTTACAAAATGTTGTAGTAGCGAATTATAAAGTTCGTCTGGCATAGATTCTTCATCAAACTTAATTTTCATTATAACGCTCCTGTCCATCTAATTTCAAAATCTTCTAATATGTTACCACGTGCAAAGTTGGTTGCTGGTGCGGCATAACATGCGGCTTTAAGTATGTCACCCTTGCGAAACTTTACACCGTCCTGCTTAACAATAAAACTGTGAACACAGCGGTGGCTGGTAACTTTGTAATACTTCTTGCCTTCACGGATCTCAATACCGTCAGCAAACTCTTTCTGCATGTCTACATTATCGCAACGACTGTTGTAGTCTTGAATCATTTTTTGCTTTAGGATTTCTAATTGTTGTTCCATTTTA